TGGTGAAGGTGGTAAAATTATCTGCTCTGTCTTTACTGGCACTAACTACTAAGAATTTTAGTTGTGGATTCATACGAAGTCTCCACACAACGTATGTAGAAGTAATCCAACTCTTACCTACACCTCTAAATCCTTGTATAATCTTACGTCTAGCACCATATTGTAGATATTCAGCTATGTCTAACTGAACTGGTGTAGGATCTGGTAGGTTTAGATGTCTCCAGGTGACGATTAAGAAATATCTAAAGTCTTGTAGTTTCTCAGGAAGCGGTTGCATATTCAGAAAATAAAGATAATTGTTCTACTGGTACTGGTAAGTTATTTACATCTCCAAACTGGGAAGCAAATGCGTTTGCTATACCTTGAAACGTGGTACTACGAACCTTCCAAGATTTGTTTTTACTGAACCAATCAGGCATTTTTTTACCAGAGGGAGAAACATAAAATTCACCTTTATCAACTATCTTTGTAGGTTTTAGCAGAGGTAAGTTTTTTAACCATAGACAGGTTGATTTCTGAAAAGGATCTCCATGTTCATAAGGTTGAATTATCTGGTCAGCAGGTCTTATCTTTGATCCAATTACACTTACAGGGTTTTCTATACACCATCTGGGGATATTGCAATTCATAAGTGTTCTAACAAAATCAAGAGATTCTTTCTGTTCTTTTTCTTTTCGCCAGAAATGTTTTGCACCTGATACTGCTAGGTGTTGACAACTTGGGTGTGCAATCATCAAGTCAAAACCATCATAGAGAATATCTCTTACATCACCTTGATAGTGTGGGCCAGGAGATTCTGTGGGTAATAAATCACAACTTATAGCATCATGTCCTAAAGCTAAGAAGGCATTACGAGTTCTACCCGAATATTCACAGGCGATAAGAACTTTCACTTTATTAATCAGCTAGAGGTACAGCATCTAGGTCTGGTAGGTTTAACATTAGTTCTTCCATAGGATTCTTTTCTACAGGAATACACTCAACACCATTATCTTTTAAAAACTGTCTAGCTACATTTAGATCCCCTGCCTTTGCTTCACCACTTTTGACTTTATCTAATAATTCTTGAGCTAAGACTAGGTGTAACTGTTCTAATAATTTAAAATTCTTATCCAT